CTACCGCGTCCGCGTCCTCGGTGAGTTCCCGATGGTCGACGACGACACGGTGATCCCCTGGGCGCTCATCGAAGCGGCGCTGAAACGGGACGTGGATCCGAAGCGCCAACGCCCCATCTGGGGCCTCGACATCGCCCGCAAGGGACGTGATGCCTGCGCGCTAGCTAAGAGGCAGGCGAACGTCCTGATGGAGCCGATCCTCGAGTGGCGGAACCCCGACCTGATGGCCTCGGTCGGTAAGGTCAAACACGAATGGGACCAGACTCCGCTTTCGCTTAGACCCGAATGGATCTTCGTCGACGCCATCGGCCTCGGCGCGGGTGTAGCTGACCGGCTCCGCGAGATGCAGCTCCCGGCGGTCGCGATCAACGTCTCCGAGGTCGCGCCGCTGGGCGACAAGTACGCGAATCTCCGCACCGAGCTGTGGTTCCGGGGCCGCGAGTGGTTCGACCGCAAGGACAGCCGGATCTGCGGTGTGCTCGCGGACGGCACTGAGTGGCAGGACGAGGATCTGGCGCAGGAGCTGGCCCTCCCGACGTTCGACTACCGCTCGAACGGCAAGATGATCGTCGAGGAGAAGAAGTTGACGGTGAAGCGGACCGGACAGCAGAGCCCGAACCGCGCCGACGCCTTCCTGCTGACGCTGGTGCAGGAGAACGCGACCGCGATGGGCCTGACCATCGACCGGACCACGTCGGTCCGGTGGAACCAAGAACTGGAATTGGACCTGGGGATGCTCTGCTAATGGCCCTCGATGGCGACGAGTGGATGCGCGACTACCCGCACCGGGAGGACGAAGGCCCGGAGGCGAGGATGCACCGTCTCCAGCTCGAGCAGGAGGCGCGGGCCCACGTCGAGATCGTGAAGCTCCACGCCTCGCTGCCCGCGAAATCGAGTGATCTGGACCTGTTCACGTTCAAGGAGATGCGGCAGTGGAACCTGAAGCACTGCCGGAAACGGGCACACGACGAGGAGGATGACGGGGCGTGACGGCAGAGCTGCAGGCGCACATCGTCGCCCAGATCGAGAAGATCCGCGAGCCCCTGGGCCTCGACCGGTGGTCCATCCAGGCCTCTACCGCCGAACTTACGGACGCGCGGGCGACCTGTTCCGCCTCCCCGGAGTACCGCGAGGCCACGGTGCTGGTCGATCTCGCGCGTCTTCAGACCGGCGACGATCTGGACGAGATTCTGGTCCACGAATTGACCCACCCGCTGACGTGGCCGCTCCACGCGCTGGCCGAGCGGTACGCCAATATGCTAGCCGATTCGCTCCCTGCGCCCCTGCAGGAGGCGTATCGCAAGGGACTCCACGAAGAGGTACGGCTCGCCGGTGAACAGGTCACCACGGACGTCGGACAGGCCCTCCTCCGGCTCTTCCGAAGGGCTGACATCCTAGACAACCCCGCCGTAATGGCGTAGATTCAGGTCGCTGCAGTACCTCGGGCGCGTTTGCCCGCCTCGCAGTCCGGCTGGACCCCAGGACACCGCATAGGTGGCTGCTTACTCCGACATCGACGGCGAAGTCTCCGTCCCCAAGATCAAGACGCCCGCCAGCGGCCCCCGGCCCGGCAAGGGCCAGATGGACTCCACCGAGCTGCACACGCTCGTGTCGGGTCTCATCGACTCCTCTCGTCAATTCCTCGATCTCGAGCTGACGCCCGACCGGGCGAAGGCCACGCGGTACTACCGTGGCGAGCCCTTCGGCAACGAGCAGAAGGGCCGCTCGCAATTCGTCATCACCGAAGTCCACGACGGCGTGCAGTCGGTCCTCCCGTCGATGCACCGCGTCATCTGGGGCCCCGAGGGGGCCGTCGAGCTGGCCCCGCGCCACGAGAAGGGCGTCGACGCCGCCGCCCAGGCCACCGAGTATCTGCGGTACGTCGTGGAGGAGCAGAACGAGGGCTTCACCCGCCTCGATGCGGTGATGAAGGACGGGCTCGTCCGCAGGCACGGGATCGTGAAGTGGGGCTGGGAGGATCTGGGGACGACCACGCAGCACAAGGTCGAGAAGGTCACCATGGACGACCTCGCGGCCCTGGCCGAGGACGAGGGCGTCAAGATCACGCTCGTCACCCAGAACGACGACGGGACGCTGAACGCCGAGCTGACCCGGACCGGCAAGGATGGCCGCGCGTGGTTCTGCGAAGTCCCGCCCGAGGAGTTCCTGGCGGTCCGCGAGACCCGCAACGTCAACGACTCGATCTTCATCTCCCACCAGAGCCGGAAGACCACCGGCGAGCTGCTCCAGCTTGGCGTAACCGAGAAGGACATCGAGGAGCACGGCGGGGACGACCCCCAGCTCCGCGACGACGAGCTGGCCCAGGAGCGCCACGTCGACGCCGGGACCGAGCCGGATCTCGAGGCCGGGGAAGCGAACGAGCGCCACCTCTACATCGAGTCCTACGCCCGGATCGACTACGACGGCGACGGGATCGCGGAGCTGCGGAAGATCTGCACCCTCGGCCCCGGCCACCACGTCGTCCACAACGACCCCGTCGACGATGTGCCGTTCGCCGTCTGGACGCCGGACCGCGAGCCCCACGCCCTCATGTCGGGCCGCTCCTGGGCCGACCGGCTCATGGATATGCAGCGGCTCAAGTCGCAGCTCATGCGGTCGATGCTCGACAGCGCGGCCAGCTCGATCTACACCCGGAAGTGGTACAAAGAGGGTGACGCCAACCTCACCGACCTGTTGTCGACGCAGTTGGGCGCGCCCATCCGCACGCGGTCCGGCCCGAACGCGGTAGGCGAGTTCGCCCACTCGTTCATGGGCAAGGAGCTGCTGCCGGTCCTCGAGATGGCGAACGACATCGTCGAGCGCCGGACCGGGATCAACAAGGGGACCGCCGGGCTCGATGCGAACGCGCTGCAGTCCTCCACCCGCGCCGCCGTCGCCGCCGCCGTCACCGCGTCCCAGGCCCAGCAGGAGATGCTGGTCCGTGGGTTCGCTGAACAGCTCCTCAAGCCGCTCTTCCGGGGTCTGTACCGGCTCTACGTCAAGCACAAGCCGATGGCACAGACGGTCCGGCTGCGCGGTAAGTGGGTCAAGGTCGACCCACGCGAGTGGGATGCGGACATGGATGTCGTGGTCAACGTCACGCTGGGCTCCGGCCTCGCGGAGGAGAAGGTCCAGACCCTGTTCGACATCAAGACCGTGCAGGAGCAGATCCTCGAGAAGCTGGGGCCGAACAACCCCATCGTGAACCTCAAGCAGTACCGCGACACCCTGGCGCAGATGGCTTCGCTCCGGGGCTTCAAGGACGCCTCGAGGTACTTCCTCGAGATCACCGACGACCAGATCAAGCAGATGGCCGAGGCCGCGAAGAACGCGCCCCCGCCGCCCTCGCCGGAGATGGAGCTGGCGAAGGCCCAGATCGAGATCGAGAAGATGAAGATGCAGGCGAAGGTCCAGGGCGATCAGGCCAAGGCCCAGATCACCGCCCAGCTCGAGCAGCAGAAGGCGATGATCGAGATGCAGCTCAAGCAGAAGGAGTCCGAGATCAAGCTGGAGTTCGAGCGGCAGAAGATGCAGCTCGAGTTCCAGAAGGCCCAGCTCGAGGACGACCGCGAGCGCGATGCCAAGGCTGCGGACATCCAGCTCGCCATCAAGGAGATGGAGCTGAAGTACGCCGTCGACCTCTCGGAGCTGGAGATCACCGCCCAGATCGAGCGGGAGCGGATCCAGAGCCAGGAGATGGGTCAGGCCGCGCAGCTCGAGAGCAAGGAGCGCCTGGAGGGCCAGAAGCTGGCGACCACCGAGCGTGTAAACGACAAGAAGATCGCCTCCGGCGAGAAGGTGGCGAAGGCCAAGGTGAAGTCGACGGTCGGCGCAGCGGGCAAGAAGAAGCCCGAGCCGGAAGCACCCGCCAAGCGGCGGAAGCGGACCATCAAGGTCAATCGGGACGGCTCAGGCCGTGCCGCAAGCTATGACGTGGAAGACTCAGAGGAGTAGGTAAATGGCGCAGTTCGCACGCCCCATCGCGGATCTGGTGAACCAGAGCTGGACCGAGGACGACGGCACCACCACCGACCTGTTCGACCAGATCGACGAGTCGAGCTTCGACGACGCCGACTACGTCCAGAGCGCGCTCGCGCCTACCAGCGACGTGTACGCGGTCGATCTCGGGACGCTGGAAGATCCGGTCAGCTCGACCGGGCACGTCATCCGCTACCGGTACAAGAAGAGCGCCGCCAGCGGGGCCCAGGTCGATCTCACGGTCCAGCTCCGGCAGGGGTACGTCAACGAGTCTTCGTTGGGGACGTTGATCGAGGAGTGGGTCCACACGGACATCTCCGACACGATCACTGCCGCCGCGCAGACCCTCGGCGCGACCGAAGCCGACTCGATCACGAACTATGCTGATCTCCAGCTCCGGTTTGTAGCGAATCAGGTCTAAGGCCCTGTGGCTTCGCAGGGACCGCTGTATCCGGCGACAATCAGCAACGTCTCCAGCGGTTCGGAGGTAAACGAGGCGTGGGTCAATCCGACCAACATTGGGGCGGATGACGGGTCGAATGCGTCCGTCACCGCCGCGACGTTCGACACCACCGACATCACACATCGGCTGTGGGGCCGGGCCTTCGGGTTCAGCGTCCCCACGGACGCCACCATCGACGGCATCACCGTCGAGGTCGAGCGGCATTGCGCCGCCGGGAGTGCGGTGGACTTCAGGGTCCAGCTCACGAACGCAGTGGGTTCTGGGCTAGGCACCAGCAAAGCAGATACGGTGACCGCTTGGCCGGGTTCGGCCACGGTGAAGACCTACGGTGGGGCGACGGACCTGTGGGGCGCAACCCCGACGCCTGCGGACATCAACAGTGGTGGCTTCGGCCTGATGATGTCGGCCCAGGCGACGGGGAACAACACCGACGTCCACATTGATTTCGTCCGCATCACGGTCCACTACACCGAGGCCGCAGGCACGGACCGCAAGGCTCAGGTCACATGGGCCGAGATGGAAGTCCCGACCGCGCCACGCAAGGCCCAGGTCACATGGGCCGAGATGGAGGTGCCGAATGCACCCCGTCGCGCCCAGGTCTCGTGGGCCGAGATGGAAGTCCCGACCGCGCCCCGCCGCGCCGTCATCTCGTGGGCCGAGATGGAGGTGCCGGATGCACCGCCGGGCCCGCGCCGCGCGCAGGTCACCTGGGCCGAGATGGAGGTGCCGAGCGCACCCCGCCGGGCCCTCATCTCCTGGGCAGAGATGGAAGTCCCGGCTACTCCGCGACGGGCCCAAGTCACCTGGGCCGAGCTGGAGGTGCCGACCGCGCCACGCCGGGCACAGGTCTCGTGGGCCGAGATGGAAGCCCCGACCGCCCCTCGTCGCGCCATCGTGTCGTGGGCCGAGATGGAAGTCCCGAACGAACCCGGCGCGTCGGATCGTCGCGCCATCATCACCTGGGCTGAGATGGAGGTGCCCGGCGGGAACATCTACTACGTCAAGAACGGCGGCAGTGACGCCGCTGACGGTCTGTCGGACGACACCGCGTGGGCGACGATCAGTAAGGTCAACGCGACAGCGACCACGGGCGATACCGTTCGCTTCAAGCGGGGAGGGGTCTATCGCACCACGACGATAACCCCTGCTGCCAGCGGCATCACTTACGAGGACTACGGGTCCGGGGCCAAGCCGCGAATCGTCGCGTCCGAGCTGGCCTCCGGGTGGACACTCTCGAGCGGGAACCAGTGGTATTTCTCACTGGCGACAGACCCGAACGTTATCTGGATCGACGGCGTGCGGGGCACCGAGGCGGCTTCGCTCGTGGCGATGGACGCAGCCGGGGAGTGGTTCTTCGACTCCGGGGCGAGCCGCCTGTATGTCTATTCGACCACCGACCCCGACAGCGCCTTTACGTCGCCGGGTGTCGAGTATGCCGTGCGTGATTCGGCCATCACCACGAACAGTAAGGCGAACACGCAGTGCCGCCGCCTGGAGTTCGGGCAGGGCCGAGGGGGCGTCTCGCAGAGCGGTACGGTCTACAACACGTTCAATTCGACCGGCTCCGAGTTCCTCGACTGCGATGTCAAGGGAGCCTACGCCCACGGAGTCATCACCAACGGGGCCACATCCACGGGCTTCCGGTGGGAGGGGACGACGCGCGCCGACAGCATCATCGAGGACTGCGGCGACTGCGGCATCACCAACAACCACAACAACACCACCATCGCCCGGATCGGCACTTGTACGCTGCGCCGGAACGGGTGGCGGGTCAGCTCTGGTTCGGGCATCATTGCCCGGCTGATCGCGGGTCAGATCGATGACATCGAGTCCTATGAGAACGGCACCGGGTCGAGCGGCACCGGCACCCGGCACGGCATCTACATCGCCAACGGTAACTCCCCGGCCTCGCCCGCCGACGTGCTGGTGTTCAACATCTGGAGCCACGGCCAGCCGAACGGCAGCGGCTTCACGGTCAAGTCGAGCTGCACCATCTCGGACGTGCTCTCGGAGGGCAACAGCCACGACGGGTTCACGACCGGCGAGAACAACACGGCCTGCGAGATCATCGTGGACGAGGCGCGCTTCATCAACAACGCGACCTACGGCATCAGGCAGAACATCGTCCCGAGCGCGGCGCTGACCCTGCGGTTCTACCACACCACAGCCGCCGGGAACGGGAATCGGCAGATCCAGATCGACGACGATCTGACCGAGATCGATGTCCGTAACTGCATTTTCGATCCGCCCAGCACGGACACGGCCACGATCCCGGTGGATCTGGCGACTCAGACCGGGACCGTGGTCTGGGACTACAACCTCACGCACCGCCCGTCTGGATCGAGCAGCAGTGGATACCGATATGGTGGGGTGAGCAAGGACTTCACGGCGTGGCAGGCCCTCGGGTTCGACGCCCACGGTCTCTTCGGCGTCGGGGCGACGAACGACCCTGCTTTCACGGATCTCGCCGGTGGGGATGTCACGCTCCAGACGACGTCTCCCGCCATCGACGTAGGTGTGGCGATCTCCGGCATCAACGACGGGTACGAGGGCTCCGCGCCCGACCTGGGGGCGTTCGAGACCAGCGCGACCACCAGCCGCCGCGCAATTGTGGCCTGGGCCGAGCTGGAGGTGCCCAACGCCCCCCGCCGCGCGATTGTGGCCTGGGCCGAGCTGGAGGTGCCCAACGCGCCACGGCGGGCCGTCGTGGCCTGGGCCGAGCTGGAAGTGCCTACGGCCCCCCGGCGAGCCATCGTGGCCTGGGCCGAGCTGGAAGTGCCCGACGCCCCGGTCGACGACAACCGGCGGGCGATCATCACCTGGGCCGAGCTGGAGGTGCCCCGGCGGCGCGGGCGGGGCGGGTTCAAGCGGATCCTGTACGACCCCGCCGGGGCCCAGGAGGAGATCGACGAGGTCGTCAAGTGGTCGCCAGACGACGCAGTGCTGGAAGCCAGCCCGTTGCCGGAACCAGGGCCGTTGCCCGAGCCGCGCAACACCGAGTCGACCACGCCGGTCCGGCTCCCCAAGAAGCGGCAGATCGAAGCCACCATCGAGATCGTCGACGATGAAGACGAGATCGATTTCATCCTGAACATCGTGCTGGACCTCGACTAGGAGCGCGAGTGAACGAAGCCGACAAGGAGCTACAGGAGACCCTCGAGAACGAGCAGTACCACGGCGAGCAGATCGAGGCGTTCCTCAACAACGAGACAGTGATGGGCTGCTTCCAGGCCCTCGAGCTGTCCTACTACACCGCATGGAAGAAGTCATGCGACCCCGCCGAGCGTGACACGTTGCACGCCAAGGCGAGCGTAATCGACGAGCTGAAGGAGACCCTCCGGCGAGTCGCGGCGTCTGGCGAACGCGCCACCCATGACCTCAAGGCCATGAAGCGCGCCACCGACCAGATTTGACAGCACCACTAAAAGGAGCTATACTGGTGACCGTAGTCCCTGGCAGCAACGGCGAGAACACCTCGCTGACTGTCGATTCCGCAGCAGAGTCAGTCTTCGGCAACTTGCTCTCGGATGATCCCGAGTACAGCGAGGAGCGCGAGACCCCCACCCAGGCCGAGGGCGATGAGCCCGAGGCACCCCAGGCCGACCCCGAGGGCGATCCCGAGCAGCCCGAGGAACCACAGGCCGAGCAGACCGACGAACCGGTAGCCGAAGAGCCGCAACCCGAGGAACCCACCGAGACGCCCGCTTACGACCCGACCGCGAAGTTCAAGGTCAAGGTCGACGGGAAGGAGGAGGAGGTCACCCTCGAGGAGCTGGCGAAGGGTTACAGTCGCACGGCTGACTACACGCGCAAGACCCAGGAGGTCGCCCAGCACCGCAAGGCGCTGGAGGCCGAGACTGTGGCGGCGCGGCAGGAACGCGCGCAGTTGGCGCAGAACCTGAAGCTGATCGAGCAGGCCGTCGCGGAGATCACGCCCCAGGAGCCGAATTGGGAGAAGCTGCGGACCGAGCATCCCAACGAGTTCCCGAAGGTGTGGGCCGAGTGGCAGCAGGGCGAGAAGGACCGGGCAGAACTGTCTCGGCAGCGCGCCGAGGCCGAACGTAAGGTCGCAGAGGACCAGTTCGCCGCCCGCCAGGAGCGGATCAAGGTCGAGCAGGAAAAGCTGGTGACCGCGATCCCGGCGTGGAAGGACGAGAAGGTCATGGCGTCCGACAAGAAGATGATTCAGGAGTACGCTGAGTCCCTGGGCTACACGCTCGAGGATCTCAAGGGTATCGACGATCATCGCCCGCTGGTCCTGATGCGTGAGGCCGCGTTGTACCGGCGGTCCCAGGCGAAGAAGCCCACGCTCATCAAGCAGATCGAATCGGTTCGTACCACGAAGCCGGGCAACGCGACGATGACTCGCACCCCGCCCACGGCTTTGCAGCGTTCCCTGGACAGGCTCGCGAAGACCGGATCGCGCGAAGACGCGCAGTCCGTATTCCTCAACGCACTCGAGGACTAGAGGCCCTCGAGTTCCGAAAGAACTGAACAATGGCTGCTGTCAGCGGCACTTACACCACGGCGACCGCGAAGGGGATCCGTGAGGATCTGACCGACGCGATCTACAACATCTCGCCGGAGAAGACCCCGTTCATCAGCATGATCGGGCGCAGCAAGGCGAAGAACACCCTGCACGAGTGGCAGACCGACGAGCTGGAGGCTGTGGACGGTTCCAACTTCCGCGCCGAAGGCAATGAGGCGACGTTCGCCGCTCCGACCCCGACCGTTCGCGTCGGGAACTATGTCCAGATCTCGGACAAGACCGCCATCGTGGCGGGCACGCTCGAGGCCGTCGACAAGGCTGGCCGGAAGAGCGAAATGGCCTACCAGCTCTCCAAGCGGTCGGTGGAGATCAAGCGGGACATGGAGACCATCGCCCTGAGCAATCAGGCCGCGAGCGGCTCCGACCCCCGCAAGACCGCCGGTCTCCCGGCGTGGCTGAAGACCAACATCAGCAAGGGCGCGGGCGGGGTGGATCCCGTTTACACGTCCCTCCCGAACGACGACCGCACGGACGGCACCCAGCGGGCGCTGACCGAGCAGATGATCAAGGACGTCGCGCAGCTCTGCTGGACCGAGGGCGCGGAGCCGAGCATCATCATGGTCGGTGGCTTCAACAAGACCGTGATCTCTGGCTTCGCCGGGAACGCGGACAAGACCCTGAACCTCGCCGGTGCCAAGCCGGGCGTGATCGTTCAGGCGATGGACGTGCTGGTGACCGATTTCGGCAATCTGAAGGTGGTTGCCAATAGGTTCCAGCGGACGCGGGATCTGTTCATCCTCGATCCCAGCTTCCTCAGCATCATGTTCCTGCGTGGGTTCAAGACCCACAAGCTGGCGAAGACCGGTGACGCTGAGAAGCGCCTCCTGAACGCCGAGTGGGGCACGAAGCTGAACAACGAAGCCTCGCAGGGCGCGGTGTACGATCTGACCACGAGCTGATCCGTGATCTAGTGGGCGGGGCTCCTCCGGGGGCCCCGTCCTTCGTCGTCCACCGGGCAGTACCCGAGACCCATAGCATGAAGCGGTTCCTCCCCCTCATTCCCGTCCTTCTCCTGGCCCTCTACGGGCTGCAGCAGTTTCACGCCCGGTCGCTGGCCGGAGCGCGGAAGGTCGCCATCGAGGCCGTGATCGCCGCCCAGGATGCGTTCGACTACGCCGACAGCGTGGAGGCCGTCGCCCTGGCGCACATCGCGCGGGTCGACACCGTCGTGATCCGGCGCGCCGCCGCGCAGCCCCAGCGCGACAGCGTGGTCGCCGCCGCCCCCGACACCTGTGGCCCGGCCATCGCCGCGCTCCAGGCCGAGGTCGCAGACGCCGACAGCATCGCCGCCGGGTGGCAGTCGGCATACGAGGAGGAGAAGAAGGCCGCAGCGGCGCTCGACGCCGCCGGTCACACCGTCGTGGACGCCGCCGACGATCTCGTCGACGCCTCCGGCGGGTTCTGGCAGGACATCATCCCCACCGTAGGATTTGGAGTGGCGGCGGTCTATGACCCGATGCTGGGTCGCCTCGCCGCTGGACCGGGCATCACCCTCTCATGGGAGTTCTGAGTGAGTTTCTTCAGCAGACTGCTGGACTACGACCCCGACACGAAGACGAAGACCATCTTCCACAGCGACGGCGAGGGCGGCTACACCATCGAGACCCTGCAGGACGTGACCGAGCTGGTTGAGTACAACAAGGCCCGGTACAACAACGTCGACCAGCGGGCCCGGTGGGGCGAGAAGGCCTGGGTCGCGGCCTCCCTGCCGCCCCACGTCTACATGGACCTGAAGATGAAGGGCATCGCGGACGACGAGAAGAAGTTCAAGGCGTGGCTGAACGACCCCGAGAACCTCTACTATCGGACCCGGCCCGGTCGGGTGTAGATTTACCCTCGCGCCGCCCAGGCGCAGTAGGACCGGGCTCCCGCCCGTGGCTGGTACTGGCAGGCCGCAGGACTCCTGAATGGCGATCACCAACTACACCGAGCTGCAGACCGCAGTCGGGAACTGGCTGGGCCGGACCGACCTGACGTCGCGCCTCCCAGAGTTCATCGCGCTGGCCGAGCCGAAGATCCGGCGTGAGCTGCGCGACCGGACCGAGCGGGCCGAGATCACGGTCACCGCCGACTCGCTGTCGCACGCCCTCGCCTCCGACGTCAAGGAGGTCCGCAGCCTCGCCTTCAGTGACGCGAACCACATCTACCCGCTCCGGCAGGTCACCCCGGCCCAGCTCGCGCGGATCTCGCGCACCGGCACCGGCAGGCCCGTGGCGTTCGCCGTGCTCGACGGTTCGATCTACTTCGACGTCGCGCCCGACGCGGCCTACGAGTTCGTTCTGACCTACCTCGAGAAGATCACGCCGTTGTCCGGGTCGGCCACCACGAACACGGTGCTGACCAATTCGCCCGACATCTACCTCTACGGCACGCTGGTCGAGGCCGAGCCCTACCTCGAGCACGACGAGCGGATCGCCACATGGCAAGCAATGTTCAGCGCGGCGATAGCGTCGGAGAACAACTACCGGGAGCGGCAGGAGCTGGGCGCGAGCCCGGAGATGGATCTGCCCGTCGTGTTCGGAGAAGACGATGGCTACTGATCCGACATTCCTCCTGGGCGAGTACGGCGCGCGGCTCTCCGCGCTCGAGGCCAGCGTCACGAAGATCGATCAGAACGTCGAGTACCTCGTGCAGCGTGAGACCGTCCGCGACACGAAGGAGAAGCAGACGAAGGTCGTCATCGCCTCGGCGGGCGGCTTCCTGGGCGCGATCTTCGCGTTCGTCGCGAGCATCCTGAAGGATTGGTTGGTCCGGTGAAGCAGCTCCTGGGCCGGAAGTTCATCGTCGCGGTGCTCACCCTCGTGGCGGCGTTCGTGCTCGCGATCCTGGGCAAGCTGACCGACGACTTCACCATCGTCGCCTCCGTTGTGAACGGGGCATTCACCGCCGCAGATACACTCATCACCCGCAAGAGTCTCGATGCGGGTTCACCTGCAACCGGGAGGGATTCAGAGGGAGCACTGTAGTTGTCTGTCCCCACAGTACACGCCGTAGGAACCGAGGTTGAGGGGGTCGGGGACATCACCGTCGCGTGGCCCGACCACCAGCTCAACGACATCGGAGTCCTCCTCGTCGAGACCGCGAATCAGGCCGTCTCCGCTCCGGCGGGGTGGACGGCAATCTCCAACCAGGGCACCGGCACCGCCGGTACTGCTGCCGCGACCCGCATCACGGCCCTCTGGAAGCGCGCCGCCAGCGCCGCAGAGGCGTCGGTCGTCGTAGCCGACACCGGGGCCCGCCAGATCGGCGTCATCATGGTCCTCCGGGGCTGCATCGAGTCCGGTGACCCCTACGACGTCGTGGCCGGTGACACCGCCTTCTCGTCGTCGTCGGTGATCTTCCCCGGCGTAACGACCACGGTCGACGAGACGCTGGTTCTGAACATCCTGTCGAACCCCCAGGTGGTCGACGCCCTAACTGTTCAGGGGAACCCCACCAACGCCAGCCTCTCGAACATCGCGACGAGGCTCAACACCCAGGCCCCCGGCGAGGGCGGCGGCGTACCGACCCTCAACGCCCTCCCCATCGGGCTCTCGACGTTCGGGAGCGGCGGGGCGTTCGGTGATGTCGGTGAGGGGCCGGGCATGGACACGACCGGTCCGCGCTGTCAGGTCGTGCTCTTCGTCCCGAACACCGCCGACATCGGGGCCCAGATCGACATCGCGGACGAGCACGACATCCTGCTGGTCCTCAACGTCGCGGGCAACAAGGGCGCGTGGTCGACCACCATCGGCGGCACGGTCACCCTCGACATGGGCAAGTACGAGGCGAACGTCCGGCGCTTCGGCCCCGACAACACCAACTTCGCGGACCGGGCGAAGTTCGCGGATGCCGTCCGGCGGAAGCGGATCGTCTTCTACTCCGTGGACGAGCCGAACCTCACGAACGAGAACAACTCGCGCGTGCCAGACATCTCACCGACCCAGGTGAACCAGATGTGCCTGATCCACAAGGCGGTCTGGGCCGACTACTCACCCATCGTGATCATCCGCTGCGCCGCGAACACGCTGCGCGATGGGTGGAACGGCCTCTCGCGCCCCTCGAGCGGCTACACCGGCGCGGACTACTGCTGGGCCTCCTGCACCAATACGCACGGCAAGGGCGGCACCAACCAGTGGGGCACGCCTATCGACCCGCGCGATCTCTGGGAGGAGCAGCGGACCATCGCCACCACCCTGAATCTGGGCATCGTCGGCTCGCTCAATCTCTGGGCGGGCGGCATCGGCAACGACTTCCTCGGCGTTTCCGCCCGGTGGGACACCGGCAACAACGACGGCCCGCTGGGCTACGTCCTCGGAGATAGAGAGTCCAACCCCGGACAGGTCGTGACCACGCTGCTCGACAGCTACAAGTCGCTCATGTGCCCGCCGGATTGGATCAAGAAGTTCGCGGATCTCGCCGCCGCCGACGCCGACATGCCGTTCATCCTGTTCTGGCAGCACGCGACGGCGACCAACCCGAGTTCGGACTACCTGACGTTCTACCAGCGTTCGGATGTGCAGGACGCGCTCGACTATGCGATCACGGCGGGCCTGTCCCGCACCACGTTCAACGGATGGAGGACACCCAAGTGAGCACGCCGACCTATGTGGGGAAGGGGAACGTCGGGAACGGCACGGGCTCCGTGGCTCCGACGTGGCCCGCCGGACATCAGGCCGATGACATCGGCATCCTGTTCGTGCAGTCCTGTAATCAAGCGGTCACGGCCCCAGGGGGCTGGACCGAGTGCCCCAGCTCGCCCCAGGGCGTCGGCACCGCCGGTGCTGCGGGCTCGACCCGGCTGACGGCCTTCTACAAGCGCGCGACGAGCGCCGCCGAGGCCGCGCCCACCGTCGCGGATGCTGGCGACCATATGCGGTCGTACATCCTCGTGTTCCGGGGCTGTGAGACCTCCGGCAGTCCCTTCGACACGAGCGCGGGCGACACCGAGGCCTCGGCAGTCACTGCGTGCTCGATCCCCGGCGGCACGACCACTGTGGACGAGTGCCTGATCATCGCGGCGGTCGCCAACGGTGTGGACGTCCTGGGCAACCAGACGACCGCCGGTGGTTGGACCAACGCCGACCTCACGAACATCGTGCGCCAACTGACGAGCAACACCGACGTCGGGAACGGCGGCGGGATGGACGCTGTGGTCGCGGAGAAGGCGACGGCGGGCACGTTCGGCGTGACGACCGTCACGATGAACACCGCGACGAAGCAGGGTCGGCTCATGCTGGCGCTCAAGCCGCCCTCGGGTGGTGGCGTCACTCCGGTCACCGAGGGCGGGATCTACGTCGCCAGCGGCACGAAGGCCACCGCCGGAGCGGTCAGCACGTCCCTCGCGTCCATGGATGCGGCCTCGGTCCAGGCCCGGCTCACGATTGCGTTCAAGCCGCCCGCTGCCCCACCGGCGAACCTGCCCCCGGTCGTCGACGCGATTCCGGCGGTCACGGGTGCGGTCGACGGGCTCGTGACCTTCCCCATCGTCGCGTTCGACGCGGAGGGGGACACGCTCACCTACTCGCTGGTCGACGGCGACACCACCGTCCCGACCGGTGCCACGCTCGAGGAGGACGAGGCCTCCGGCAACTTCCACTTCGAGTGGACCCCGACCTCGGGTCAGACCGGGGAGTGGTTCTTCAACGTCCGCGTAACGGACGGCACGAACACCGTGGACACCCCGGTCACCGTCACCGTGATCGTGGACCCCGACACCACGCTGCGCGCCCTGGCGAAGGCCATCGCGGAGCGGGCAGAAGTCGACATCGAGTCGGCGCAGGCTCTGGCCGACATCATGGACGAGCAGGAGCAGATGAACGCCGCCGTACTCCACAAGGTTCGCACCCTGGTGACAGACCTCGAGGTCTCGCGGGTGTTCATGGCGGATCTGATCGCGCAGCTCGAGGAAGAGACCGAGCCCGAGTGAGCGCCGACCGCTTCGGGCTCACCGAGGAGTTGATCGCGCACATCCGGGCCGAGGAGGGGTGGGTCGGTCGGCCCTATCTCTGCCAAGCAGGGTATCCGACCATCGGGTGGGGCCACCGCATCCCCTCGATGCAGCACCCGGTGATCACGAAGGCCCAGGGCGCGATCATCCTCGAGCAGGATCTCCTCCACTACCGGGATGCGGCGCTCCGGCTCTCACCGGTGCTCCGCGATGAACCAGAGCGACGGATCGCCGCGATCATCGACTTCTGCTTCAACCTGGGCATCAACGCCTACGCCGGGTCGACGCTGCGGAAGAAGGTCAACGCCAAGGATTGGAAAGCCGCAGGCCTGCAGATGCGGCTGTGGGTGAACGCCAGGAACCCGAGAACCGGGAAGAAGGAACCGCTGGCCGCGCTCGTGCGGCGGCGTGACAAGTGCGCGAAGTGGCTGGAGGCCGAATGATCGAGAAGCTGATTCCGGTGGATCTGCCGCCGGGCTTCTTCCACAACGGAACCAAGTACGAGGCGAAGGGCCGGTGGTACGACGGCAACCTCGTGCGCTGGCACAACGGTGTCCTCCAGCCGGTGGGCGGGTGGACGCGCTTTCTCACGAACGGCAACCAGATGGGCGCGCTCTCGGGGAAAGCGAACGCCATCGCGACCTACGAGCCGCCCTCGGGCATCGGCTGGGTCGTGGTGGGCACGACCACCGGCCTGTACGCGATGGAGGCCCAGGCGGGCGTCACGACGTGGTCCAACATCACCCCCAGCGGATGGGTGTCGGGATCCAAGCGTTGGCAGCTTGACGTCTTCGGGAGCCAGCTCGTCGCCTTCTCGTGGGGAGATTGGGACATCGCGATCTGGGATGGCGTCCTTACCAACCCGGCGGTCGCGGTTACGGGCTCGCCCACGCAGATCCTGGGGGGCATGGTCGTCACGCCGGAGCGGTTCATCTTCACCCTGGGCGCGGACAACAACCAACAGAAGGTCGCGTGGCCGGATCAGGAGACCTCAACGGTGTGGACGCCAGCGGCTACGAATCAGGCCGGTGACATCGAGCTGCAGACCCAGGGTGAGCTGATTACTGGTCGCCGGGTCCGGGGGCAGACCCTGCTCTGGACCGGCCACGATCTCTGGTCCGCTACCTACATCGGCGGGCAGTTCGTCTACTCGTTTCGCCAGGAGGGCGATGCGTGCGGGTTGCAGTCGGCGCAGGCCGTCGCTATCGCGGACTCGCGCGCCTTCTGGATGGGGCGCAATGGGTTCTTCACCTACGACGGATGGGTCCGACCGCTCGACTGCGATGTCCACGACAAGGTGTTCGGGGAGATCAGCAGCTCCAAGGCCTCTGAAGTCTCCGCGTGGGCGAACACCGACTTCAACGAGATCTGGTGGTTCTACGGGACCACGGCGCTCGCGTCGAACGACCGATATGTGAAGTACAACTACCGGACCAACGTCTGGGACTACGGCACCCTCGGACGGGATGCGGTGTACCACAGCGCGTCCCTTAACTATCCCCTCGCGGTCGACTCCGCTGGCCTCGTCTGGCGTCACGAGAACGGCAGCGACCGGGGCTCTGAGGTGCCGTATGTCGAGAGCGGACCGTATGAGATCGAGGGCGGGGACCGGGTGATGCGGATCCAGCGGATCGTGCCCGACGAGAAGACCCTCGGCCACACGACCATGAGCATCTACACCGCGTTCGACCCGACGACCGCTGAGACGGAGAACGGCCCGTACACGCTGACGCAGCCGACCGACGTCCGGCTCACCGCCCGACAGATCCGGGTGAAGATCACCGAGTCCGGCACCGGCGCGGGCGACCCCTGGCGGGTCGGGAAGCCGAAGCTGGGCGTGATCCCGCTGGGCCGCAGATGACCATGCGCCCTTTCAACCGGCCACTGACCCGGTACGACGAGCGCGATCAAGCCGAGTTCCGGCGTGATCTGGACGGGGCCATGCGTGCGCTCACGCCGACCACGGGGAAGTACACGCCGGTGATCAGCTCGAGCGGGGGTGGGGAGACGGTGACGTACACCACCCAGATCGGGTACTGGTGGCGGATCGGTGACTACGTCTGGTTCGGTGCGGAGATCGTCCTGGCCTCACTGAGCGGGGGCTCCGGCGACATCCGAATCTCGCTCCCTATCAGGCCGGAGTCGAACCAGACCGCGCCCGTCGTGGCCGCGCTTCACCAGATGGCGGCTGGGTGGACCGGGGCCCCCAACGCACGGGTGCTCCCCGCCCAGGTGGCCGTCCTGCTCAAGGAGTACAGCGGGGGCTCCGCAGCCGCCGCCTGGAGCAAGCTGGGCTCGACCGGGACCATCCGGTTGTCGGGGTCGTATCTGGCGGGCACATGACGCTGGACGAGGCTAGACCGTTGATCGAAGATGGGCTAAGTTATACCTGCGGCACGCACCTCTTCGAGGACGTAGCCGAGATGGTCGCCGCAGGAAAGCTGACCTTCTGGTCAGGCCCGCAGTCCGTTTGCCTCACTGAAGTCTTGCAGGCCCCGCAGAAAAAGATCCTCAATGTGTGGCTCGTCGCCGGTAAGCTGGACGAGCTGCAGGCGATGTATCCCGGCATCTATGCCTGGGCGCGCGACGTTCACGGTTGTCAGCTTGTGACCCACACGGGTCGGCCCGGCTGGGCACGCAGCTTCCTCAAACAGGAGGGCTGGAAGACGCAACTGGTGGTCATGGTGAAGGAAATCTGATGTCCAAGCCTAGCGGTCAGCAGACGGTGACGAACACGCCGGACGAGCAGACCCAGCGGTATCGCGATGAAGTGATGGACGCGGCTCGCAATGCCTCTCGTCAGCAGTACACCCCCTACGGTGGAGCCGAGGTCGCCGGGATGCGCCCGGAGCAGACCATGGTCTCTCAGCGCCTGGGCGGGCTCTACGATCAGTACGGCAATCTCGCGAACCAGGGCGCGGTCCAGCAGTTCAACGGCAACCAGTTCGTGGACCAGGGGCTCTTCGGTGCGCGGGCTCTCGCCGGTGATCAGGACGCCACGCAGCAGATGATGAACCCCTACCTCTCGGGCGTCGTCGATCAGGTGAAGGGCCAGTACGGCGACCTGAACGCAGCCGCGCAGACGGGGATTCAGGATCAGGCGACGAAGGCCGGTGCCTTCGGCGGGTCTCGTCATGGTGTGGCGTCGGGTGTCGCCAGCGCCGAGATCGCGAAGGGCCTTGGCTCCCAGATCGCTGGTCTCCAGCACCAGGGCTTCAATGATGCGATGGGGCGCGCCTCGGGCCTTGCGAATCTCGGCCTCGGCGGCATGGGCATGGCGCAGAACGCCCTCGGGTTCCAGGCAGGCATGACCGGCGCGCAGCAGGGCGTCCTCGGCCAGCAGTACGGGATCGGTGAGGACCGGCGTCAGATCGGCCAGCAGCAGCTCGACGTCAACCGCCGGAACTTCAACGAGCAGCGCGATTGGGGTCTCCGCAACTTCGACATCCTGAAGAGCGGCGCGACCGGTATGCCCTACGGTCAGACCACGTCGCAGCCGCTGCACTCCAATCCCGCCGCCGGATTTCTCGGCGGTGCGGCCTCTGGCGCGAGCATCGGCAGCTTCGGTGGGCCTATCGGCGCAGGCATCGGTGCCGGTGTGGGTGGCTTCCTGGGGCTCTTCTAATGCCGGGCCCCTACGGATCGTTCCAGATCAAGCACCCGCTGCCCGCTCCTGTTATCGGGACCGGCTCGCAGATCGCGCAGGGCCCGCCGAAGCAGCCGTCGCTGTGGGACAAGCTGCAGGAGATCGTCTCGCCCTACCCGCAGCACCTCAAGGGCTTGATCGGCCCGGACGACGTGAAGGGTGCCCGCAACCAGGGCCTCCTCGCCCTCGGCGCATCCCTGCTCGAGTCAGCCGGACCGTCGACGCAGCGCACCAGCCTGGGTCAGGCCATCGGGCGCGGCGCGCAGGCGGGCATGGGTGCCTACCAGGGCGCGGTCGACAGCATGACGCAGCGCGCGATGGCCCGCCAGCAGATGGAAGCTGGCAAGCAGGGCATGGACATGAACCGGCTCAAGATGGAGGGCCTGAAGGGCGAC